TAAACCTTTAGTGTTTCCAAATATCATAGAACAAACTTGTAAGGCCTTTAATAGAGCACATACATTAATCGAAGTAAATGATTTAGGAGGCCAAATATCTGATGCTATACATTTTGATTTAGAATATGAAAATGTATTAATGACAACACAAAGAGGTCGAGCTGGCCAGGTATTAGGTACAGGTTTTAGTGGCCGTGGAAGTCAGTTAGGTGTTCGTATGACTAAACAAATTAAAAAAATAGGTTGTTCTAATTTAAAGACTATTATTGAATCAGATAAACTTATAATCAATGACTTTAATATTATAGAGGAGATGTCTACCTTTGCTAGACGACATAATTCTTGGATGGCAGAAGATGGTTGCAATGACGATTTAATGACTTGTCTGATTATATTTGGCTGGTTATCAAATCAAACATACTTTAAAGAATTAAGTAATTCTGATGTTCGTTCTAAGTTATACGAAGAACAATCTAATATAATTGAACAAGATATGGCGCCTTTTGGATTTATAGATGATGGTTTAAACACTGAAGATACTCAACCATTTAAGGATGAGTATGGAGAAACGTGGCATCCAGTCGTTAGAAAAGGTGAATAATGTACAAAACCAGCGTATTATAAATAGATTGTAGATGATTAACTTTGATTATGGGCGTATGAATAATACGAGTTTTGAAACATATGATAAAATTAGCTAATTAAAAAAGGAGAAAACCTAATGGCATTTCAAGTATCACCAGGTGTTCTCGTACAGGAAAGAGATCTAACAAGAATTATTCCTGCTGTATCAACTTCGGTAGGTGCTATAGCAGCTAGATTCTTAAAAGGTCCACTTGATGAAATCGTAACGGTTTCTAGTGAGCAAGAATTAGTAGACACGTTTGGCAAACCAGACTCAAATAACTTTGAGGACTTTTTTTGTGCTGCCAACTTTCTACAATACTCTAACGCTTTAAGAGTAGTACGAGCAACTAACACAGGATTATTAAACGCTACCGCTAACAGTAGTGGTATTTTAATAAAAAATACACAAGACTACCAAGACAACTATTCTACAGGATCAGCTTCAATCGGAACTTTTGCTGCTAGAGAAGCAGGTGCTTTTGGTAACAATTTATCAGTATCAACTTGTCCAAGTGCTACAGCATACACGACAGCGGCAGTTACAACAGTAAATGACGCTTCAGCAGACGTTGCTGATACTTCGGTAACTTTAACATCAGTGGCACTTATAGTTGTAGGAGACATATTAGAATTTTCTACTACAGCTGCTGGAACAGATTATGATGGTTACAAATTTAGAGTAACTACTATAGTTGGTTCTGTTGTTACTTTTGTAAGAGCAGACACAGGCCAAGGCGGATTGCACGTAGCATTAACAAACGGTGCTAATGTAAAACGTTATTGGAAATATTACGAAAGAGTAGCTGGTGCTCCAGGTACTTCACCATTCGCTTCTGAAAGAGGCGGTTCTAATGACGAAATTCACATTGTCGTTGTAGATGAAGATGGTGGTATTTCTGGTACTGCTGGTACAATCTTAGAAGTGTTTGACTCAGCATCAAAAGCTGCTGACGCTAAAACACCTCAAGGAGATTCAAATTATTATGTAGATGTAATATACAATAAATCAAAATATGTTTATTGGATGGACCATAATTCAAGTGGTGCAAACTGGGGCTCAAATGCTGCTGGTACTACATTTACAGCTGTAACTGTTACGACTTTAGAATCACTATCAGGTGGTTCAGATGGTTCTGCAGTAACAGTAGGTCAGAAAAAGACTGCTTATGAAAAATTCGAAGATGCTGAAACAGTAGATATTGGATTAATTATAAGTGGAACTTGTACGGCTACACACATTGACAATTTAATTACAATTGCAGAAAATAGAAAAGACGCTATAGCGTTTGTATCTCCAGAGAGAGCAGACGTTGTGAATGTTGCTTCTGCTAACACACAAACTCTAAACGTTATTGATGCTTACTCAACTATTCGTTCATCTTCTTATGTGGTGTTCGATAGTGGATACAAATATCAATACGATAGATACAATGATGTTTACAGATACGTTCCATTAAATGGCGATATGGCTGGTTTATCAGCTAGAACTGATCTAATTGCTGACTCTTGGTATTCACCAGCCGGTTTTAACCGTGGTAATGTAAGAGGCGCAGTTAAATTAGCATACAATCCTAATAAGACACAAAGAGATGACCTATACAGAAGCAGAATCAATCCAGTAGTAACTTTTCCTGGACAAGGTACTGTGCTGTTTGGTGATAAAACAGGATTAAGTGCTCCATCTGCTTTTGATAGAATAAATGTACGAAGATTGTTTATCACTTTAGAAAAAGCAATCGCTACGGCTTCTAAATTCCAATTGTTTGAATTTAACGACGAGTTTACTAGAGCAAACTTTAGAAATATCGTTGAACCATTCTTACGAGAAGTACAAGGTAGACGTGGTGTCACAGACTTTTTAGTCGTATGTGACGAAACAAATAATACAGGCGACGTAATTGATAGAAATGAATTTGTAGCAGAAATATTTATTAAACCTGCTAGAAGTATCAACTTTATTACATTATCGTTTATAGCAACCAGAACTGGCGTTTCTTTTGAAGAAGTGGCAGGGTAAATTTAGAATAGGAGAATAAAAATGGCTAACATCACAGACTTCAAAGCTAAACTTGCCGGCGGTGGCGCTCGTGCCAATCAGTTTAAGGTAACAATGCCTTTTCCTGGTTACGCTCAAGTTGGTGGCGAAATAGAAGAACTAGCGTTTCTTTGCAAAGCAACTATTATTCCTGCTATGACAGTAGGTACGGTCGATATTAAATTTAGAGGCCGATCTATTAAAATAGCTGGAGATAGAACTTTTGCTGATTGGAACGTAACAGTTATAAATGACACTAACTTTAAAGTTAGAAATGCTTTCGAAAGATGGCAAAATGGTATTAACAATATGTCAGATAACGAAGGATTAACAAATCCTGCTGATTATCAAGTTGACGCTTTCGTAGATCAACTAGACAGAAATGGTAATACTGTTAAGTCTTACACTTTAAGAAGTTTATTTCCAACTAACATTGGTGAAATTGCTTTAAGTTATGATACAGTTGATGCTATTGAAGAATTTTCAGTAACATTTGCTTATCAGTTTTTTGAAACAAATACTACTACTTAATAGAGTATTAACAAGAAGAGCCGTCCAAAAAGCGGCTCTTTTTGAACTTATAAATAATATTATGAAACAACAACATCACTCATTTTCTAATCGTATAATTGGTGAAAAAAGGATTTAATTATGGCAGACTTATTTGGATTTAGTATAACACGAAAGAAAAGAGACCAAGACCCCAAACAAAATTTTAGTATACCAGTAGCTGATGACGGAGCAACAACCGTTTCTGCTGTTGGTGGTTATTCTGGTCAATTTTTAGACTTAGAAGGTACAGCTAAGAACGAAGCTGATTTAGTAAGACGATATAGAGAAGTTTCATTACATCCAGAGTGTGATACAGCTGTAGATGATATAGTGAACGAAGCTATAGTTTCAAATGAAAATAAAGATGCTGTAAAACCAGATTTAACAAATCTTCCTTTCGGAAAAGAAGTAAGAAGAAAAATTGAAGATGAGTTTAAACACATATTACGTTTAATGGATTTTAACACAAAAGGCCATGACATCTTTAGAAGATGGTATGTAGATGGCCGTATGTATTATCAAAAAGTTATTGATAGAGAAAATCCTAGAAATGGTATAGTAGAATTAAAGTATATTGATCCTAGAAAAATTAAAAAAGTTAGAGAAATAAGCAAACAAAGACAACAGACCAATTTAGATATAATAAGTGAATATGAAGAATATTTTTTATTTAATGAAAAAGGTATTTCTGGTGCTACTTCTGGTTCTGGTGTAAGAATTGCTCCAGATACTATTGCTTATGCTTCATCAGGATTAATAGATCAAAATAGAAATTTAGTTTTATCTTATTTACATAAAGCCATAAAATCAGTAAATCAATTACGTATGATTGAAGATGCTATGGTAATCTATCGTATTGCTCGAGCACCTGAAAGAAGAATATTTTATATTGATGTAGGTAATCTTCCTAAAGTTAAAGCAGAACAATATTTAAGAGATGTGATGGCAAGATATAGAAACAAACTTGTCTATGATGCCAGCACAGGTGAAATTAGAGATGATCGTAGCTATATGAATATGTTGGAAGATTATTGGTTACCTCGTAGAGAAGGTGGTCGAGGAACTGAAATCACTACATTACCAGGTGGCCAAAATTTAGGAGAAATTGCTGATATAGAATATTTCCAAAAGAAATTATATCGTTCTCTTAACGTGCCTATCAGCAGATTAGAAGCATCTACAGGATTTAATATTGGTAGAGCTGCTGAAATCAGTAGAGATGAATTAAAGTTTACTAAGTTTGTTCAAAGATTAAGAAAGAAATTTACTGAACTGTTTAGTGATATATTAAGAACACAATTAGTATTAAAAGGTATTATAGCTGAAGAGGATTGGGGTACAATACAATCAACTATTAATTATGACTTTTTAAGTGATGGTCATTTTTCAGAACTAAAAGAAAGTGAAATGTTAAAAGACCGTATTGCTTTAACTGATAGTATGTCTAATTATGTTGGTAAATACTTTTCTAACAAGTATATACGTAAAAACATATTAAAACAAAGTGAAAGAGATATAGAAGAAATAGATAATGAAATAAAAAAAGAAGGTATTTCAAGCTCTATAGACAAACTAGGTGATGATTCTGGTGATACAAAAACACCTGATAAAACTGAATTATAGTATAAATATAAGAATAGGAGAAAAACATGAGTGAACAAGTTAAAAATTTTATAGACAAATTGTCATTAGGACAAGCAGCTGAAGCTGGCGAAGCGTTTAAAGATGCTTTAAGAAATAAAGTAGGTGACGCTTTAGAAGCTAGAAGAAAAGAATTAGCAGGTGTATTGTTTCAAGGACAACTTGAAGCAGAACCATATAGCGATCCTAAGCCCGTAATTGCTGAACCGGTTGCAAATGAAAAACAAGATAAGTAATATCGTAAAAGAAACTAGAGTTATGAACTCAAAGTCTTATAATGATTTAACACCTAAATCAAAAGAGGCCGTTAAAGAAATATATAGATTAATTGAGAGTGGACAAAAAGATATATTAAGTAGATTTGAAGGAGCTGTAGAAAAGGTTGTGGCTTCTTATAATATAAAAAGAGAAGATATTGAAAAATATTTTGACAAAGAAATAAACGAACAATTAGGAATAAAATAAATGTCAACAATTATAGTAAAAGGAACAGTTACTACAAATCCTTTTTTGGATAATATTAGTAGAGCTCAATTTGTTAATTGTGTAGCAACAAGTGGTACACAAACAATTGAAGTGCGTTCTGAAGATAGCACAGTTTTAGGAGAAATATATTTACATGCAGCTGGTGATTCTGTTATTATAGAAAAAGCTCCAGGTGATGTTATCACTATGGCAGCTGGAAAAGTAAGCGCTGTAGGTTCTCCAAGAAGTTAATTTTATGACCATATCAACTACGACATTAGTAGATGATAGTTTTAAAGTTATTGTAAAGGCCAACGGCGTTGGCAGTGAAACAGAACAAATTTTGATAACTGCTTTAGAATTAAATAATGCTTCGAGTGAACCAATAATTTCTATAGCAAATGTTTATTATGAATTAGAGGGGAGTGGAGATATTACTTTACTCTTTAATGATGAAGAAAAATTGGTAATTAATGGTAAAGGTAACTATGGTTTAAAACCTGGTGAACCTAAAATTAAATCAACTTCATCTAGTAATTTATTGTTAACAAGTGATGATAATATAACAAGTTATAATCTTGTTATAGAGTGTCATAAAGAAAAAGGATTTACGGATTAATGGCAGATACAGTTACAACACAAACATTAGTAGATACATCAGGCGTAAAGTTTGTTGCTAAATTAACAAACATTTCTGATGGTACTGGTGAAACAGATGTTATTAAAGTAGATGCTTCAGCTACTACTTTTATGACTGAAAATGGCAGTCGAAAGATTGCTAAAATATGGTTTTCTGTGAACACAGCAAACCCTAAATCAGCTGTAGAACTTAAATGGGCCGGCGCTACAAATGCTACAGCTTTGTTTTTAAGTGGCCAAGGTTTTTTTGATTTAAGAGAAGCGGGAGATGAGATCACAAATAATGCTACTACACCAACAGGTGACGTATTATTAAGCACACGAAATTTTGCTAGTGGAGATAACTATTCATTAGTGATAGAGTTTAGATAAAATATAAATAGTAAGAGAGAGAACTATGAAACTTATAAGAGAAGAAATCAACGACGCTACATATATCGTAGAAGAAAAAGAAGGTAAAAAAAACTATACTATTAAAGGTATATTTTTACAATCAGACATTAAAAACCGTAACGGTAGAATTTACCCAAGTAACATACTTCTAAAAGAAGTTAAAAGATATAACCAAGAATTTATCAATAAAAATAGAGCATTCGGCGAACTAGGCCATCCAGAAGGACCAACTGTGAACTTAGAAAGAGTATCACATATGATTAAGAAGTTGTATCCAGAAGGAAAAAATTTCATAGGTGAAGCAAAAATTATGGACACTCCATACGGTAAGATCGTAAAGAGTCTTATAGATGAAGGCGCTAAACTAGGCGTGTCATCAAGAGGTATGGGTTCCTTAGTACAAAAAAATGGTGGTAACTACGTAGGAGAAGATTTTTACTTAGCTACGGCCGCTGACATTGTGGCAGATCCATCTGCTCCAGATGCTTTCGTAGAAGGCATTATGGAAACAAAAGAGTGGGTGTGGAACAATGGTATGCTTGTAGAACAAGACGTAGAGGCTTGGAAACAAGAGTTAATTAAGACAAAAAGACTTGATTTAGCTGAGAAAAAGGCTAGTATATTCAAGGATTTTTTAAGTAAATTATAATAGAAAATCAAACAATTATAAATATCATTATTAAAAGAGAGATATTTTAATTCGAATTAATATATAAAGGAGATTTCTCAAATGGCTACAGAAAAACAAGTAGAAGTCAAAGCAGAAACAATAGTAGAACAAGACACTATTGCTGACGCTCCAAAAAAGAATGCTGTGGCAGCTGAAACTAGTCCGCTTAAAAATGAAGCAGAAGATTTAGGTGCAGCCGTTGTTAAACCAACAGACAGCAATCCTGACGCTACAAAAAAATCAAAAAAAGTTTCTGACGCAGTAAATGCTAAAGCAGCAGATGTTGACGCTAGTAAACAACCAGATACAGAAGCTGGTGTTACAAAAGTTGTTCATCCAGCAGGCGAAGCAATGAAAGTAGAAGAAACTGAACAAGAAGAAGTTATTGACGTTTCTGATGATGTAAAAGCATTAATCGGAGATGAAAAATTAACGGAAGAATTTAAGGCAAAAGCTGCAACTATATTTGAAGCTGCTATCAAGTCAAAAATGAAAGCAGAAAAAGCAAAAATGGAAATGGGCTATGCTAAAAAACTTAAAGAAAATATTGATGTTACAAAAGCAGAACTCGTTGAAAAAGTAGATTCATACCTAAACTACGTTGTTGAGGAATGGATGAAATCAAACGAACTTGCTATTGAGCGAGGCATCAAAGGTGAAATCGCTGAGGACTTTATTACTGGTCTTAAAAAATTATTTGAAGATCATTACATAAACGTACCAGACGAAAAATATGATGTGTTAGAAGATCAAGCTTCTAAAATCGAAGAGCTTAACAGTAAGTTAAATGAGCAAATCGACGCTAACGTTAAATTAAATTCTGAAATTGGTAAATTAACAAGACAAGATATAGTTGACGCTGTATCTTCTGATCTTGCTGATACTAACAAAGAAAAGTTTAACAAATTAGCAGAAGAAATTGAATACACTAATGCTGACGAGTTTAAGAAAAAAGTAACGACTATTAAAGAGTCTTACTTTTCAACAAAAGAAATTTCACCTAAAAGTGAAATAGATAACGTTGCCGAAGGCGAAACTACTCACGTAGATTTGTCAAACGCTATGACTGCTTACACGGCCGCTATCACAAAAACAAAGAATTTAATTCAATTAAATTCAAAAAAATAAAGGGAGAAAATAAAAAGATATGTACTTATCTGAACAATTAGTTAAAAAGTGGTCACCGGTCCTTGAACATCCAGAACTCCCAAAAGTTACGGATAGTTATAAAAGAGCGGTTACTGCTGTTATCTTGGAAAACCAAGAAAGAGCATTAAGAGAAGATAGAGCATTCATGTCAGAAGCTGCTCCACAGAACAGCACTGATGCAACTTCTGTACAGAATTGGGATCCAATCCTAATTTCTTTAGTAAGAAGAGCAATGCCAAATCTTATAGCATATGACATAGCAGGCGTACAGCCTATGACTGGTCCAACAGGACTGATCTTCGCTATGAGAGCTAAATTTGCATCACAAGCGGGAACAGAAGCTTTATTCAATGAAGCTGACACTGACTTCTCAGCAAGAAACTTACTCGGAGACTCTACAATAGGTGGTGTTGACGGTTTAGGTGGTGGTCAAACAGGAACTAACCCAGCGTTGTTAAACGACAGCCCTGCCGGTGCTTATTCAGCACAAGGTGGTATGGCGACTGCAACTGCTGAAGCTCTAGGTGATTCTGCTAATAATAGCTTTGCTGAAATGGCGTTTTCAATCGAGAAATCGACTGTAACTGCTAAATCAAGAGCATTAAAAGCCGAATACACAATGGAACTAGCACAAGACCTTAAAGCAATCCACGGTTTGGACGCAGAAACAGAATTAGCAAATATTCTGTCTGCTGAAATCCTTGCTGAAATCAATAGAGAGATCGTAAGAACTATCTATTTGGTTGCTGAAGCTGGTGCTCAAGTTTCTACAACAACTGCTGGTATATTTGACTTAGATACAGATTCAAACGGAAGATGGTCCGTTGAACGTTTCAAAGGTTTAATGTTCCAAGTTGAAAGAGAAGCTAATTTGATAGCACAAAGAACACGTAGAGGTAAAGGAAATATCCTTATAACTTCTTCTGATGTTGCATCTGCTTTACAAATGGCTGGTGTATTAGACTACGCTCCTGCTTTAAACAACAATTTAAATGTTGATGACACAGGAAACACGTTTGCTGGAGTATTAAACGGTAGATATAAAGTTTATATCGATCCATATTCTGCAAACAACGCAGCTAAACAATACTTTGTAGTAGGATATAAAGGTTCATCTCAATATGACGCCGGTATATTCTATTGTCCATACGTTCCACTACAAATGGTGAGAGCAGTTGGGCAAGATAATTTCCAACCAAAAATCGGATTTAAAACGAGATATGGTATCCAAGCTAACCCATTTGCTGAGAGCTCAGGTTCTTCAGCTGCTGCGGTTATCAATGGAGCAGGAAATATCAACTCAAACAGATACTACAGAAGAACACAAGTAGCGAACTTAATGTAAGCTAATTGTTACTTCTTAGTAACACAGTTAAAAAGGGAGAGCCTAAAAACTCTCCCTTTTTTATGCATAAATATTAATATGACAGTTACAAACTCATATTTAAGACAACCTCAAAAGCTGGACTATGCTAGTCCTACTCAATTTAAATTTAGTATAATCAAGTTACCTAAAGTTGAATACTTTTGTACGGCCATTAATGTGCCAGGAATTTCAATAGGAGTTTCTACTCAATCTACACCTTTAAAAGATATACCATATCCTGGTGAAAAAATTACATATCAAGATTTAACAATGACTTTCCTTGTAGATGAGAATTTACAAAACTACCAAGAAATTCACGGTTGGTTAGTTGGCCTAGGTTTTCCTAGAGACCACGATGAATATAAAAATTTATTAAATGCCGCTATTGATCGTTTTCCTACTTCAAAAGGAAGCACAAGTAAAGAACCAGGAAAAGTTAAATACGGTGCTCCTAGTCAAGGTGGTACATTTTCTGATGCTACACTTACAATACTATCAGCAAAGAACAATCCAGTGACGGAGATACGATTTAAAGATGTGTTTCCTATCAGTTTAGGCGGCCTATCTTACAACCAACAAGCTACAGACATTAACTATCTTTCTGTTGATGTTTCTTTTAAATATTCAATATATGAATTTGCTTCAACAGTAGGTTCATCAACAACGGCCGTAACTACAACATAGGTTGATTTTTTTATAGTTTTGTGATATAATTATATTATGGATTTAGAACAATTACAATTAGAAGCCGATAAAGACCTTAAAATTAATGATACTGAATTAGATTTAGAATCATTAAAAACTCCACAGTTACATAACAAGTATATGAAACA